GCCCATCTGCGTTCCCATCACGAACGTGACCCGGCTAAAGCAGGGTTGCGCGAAGGCCCAGGCAACCGGGCGCATGTATGGATTTGCGTCGGGATTGAACGGCCCCGGGATCGGCGACGACGGGGGCATAATGCGATGTTCGCGAGCCCACTCGTCAGCCGTCCTCGGGGGCGGCGCCTTCACCATCATCGCCGCCGTCGATACGGAGCTGGCCAATTTGAGCAACGAGCTCAGATGCGCGAGATTCGAGACGGTCGGCGGTAGCTGCGCGGACACGCCGCGTCTCCTCAAATATTCGAGCTCGGCAGAGTGCAGGGTCATTCATCACCGCCATTTCACTTGCCAAACGACTTGGCAGCGCGTCGAGCTGCGTCGCGAACACCGCCGCAACTGTCGTGTGGAAGAACGCGACAGCGGAAACCGGCACCAGCCGACCGAGCGCAACGTCGATTTCGATCTGGAGCTTTTCGCGGCGAGCGCGCTTTAGGGCTCGATCCTCAGACGAGGCCGAGCTCGAACCGCCCTCCTCGTCCTCTTCGCCGCCAACTTCGCGGCGCACTTCGTTCGCCATGAGCCACTCAATAGCGGCTTGGCTATCTATTTTTAGCGGCGTGCCCTTCCCGCCACCGCCCGCCGTTGGCAAGCCGTCTGCGATCAGTTTGGTAATCCACCGCTCCGACTTCCCGATCAGCTCGGCAAGTTCTTTCTTGCTGATGATCTTGCCCATGGGAGAAAGGACCAAAACGGAAAAACGCAAATACGCAAAGACGTTTTTAGTCCTTTGCGTATTTGCGTTTTTGCGCTTATGCGTAAACAGGTTGAGGCCCCGCCGCGTCTGGCCTCACGGTCAGGCGGGTCGCAGCTTGCGGGGGGTCTCAAGTAGGGAAGAAAGGACCTGAAAAAAAATCATCGACCCCGTGAAAGGGCCGCGAGTTACGAACCCGTGACGGGCGGGGGGCCGGGGGAGGACCCAAAATGTTGGGGCCCTGCACCGTGGTGGTGCAGGCGGGCGTCAGCGCGTGACCTCGACGAGCTCGCCCGGCTCAGCAGCAGCGGCCTCTCGTCGACTGACCAGCCCGCGACTGAGCACGCTACGGATCTGCTCGAGCGCCTTCGATGCAGTGCCCGTGCTCACCTCATGCAGCGCCTGCTTGAGCCGATATCCCTCGAGCTCCCACAGCTTGTCTCGAGCAGTGGTGCGCGCCTTGGTCAGCGCGATCTCAATGCCCAACGCTGGATTGAAGTTCTCAGGACTAGCGCACGCGCTTTCAACGGTGCACAACACGAAACCACTCGAGGCCACAGCCGAGGCCAGGGTCGTGGTGGTTCCGGGTACGACATGAGTCGAGAAGGTCACGCCTTCCATAAGCTGATCGATCATTGCCGGCGTGATCCGAGGAGCGATCAACCCGGCACTGATAATGATTGCTTCTACCTTCTGTTCTTGATCGGGCATCACGCCACCTTCATGCGAGAGTTGAATTTGTGGCACTGGCTGCGAGCGTCACGCAGGGCAGCACGCCGGGTTTTGAACAAATTTACCGAAGGTGCTCGGAACCGAACGAACCACGGAGGCAGACGGAAGGGCAAAATGCTCCCCTCATCAGGCAGCAGATCATTCTCCGAGCCGACCAAATGCTCGAAGACGCTCGGAATAGCCTCACCGGTGCGGATATCCACTATTGAGACAAAAATCGTTTTCCCAGCAACCAGCTCACTTGCCCGATACGTTTTGCGTGCCATTTGCAGCCCTTCCACTTGCTACCGAATGAGAACCGCGCGCCCACGCTTGCAGCGCTGTTAGCTGCTCGGCGTTGGCGTGACAGTCGGTGTAGTTGTCGACGACGGTTGCGGCGACGGCAGAGAGCGCAATGCCCGAGCCGGCGTCATCAGTGACCCGGGAGCCTCCGGAAACTGGCACGTTTGCGGCACCAGCGTCGTGCACCCGGACAAAACCACCAGTGACAACGCAGGAAGCATCAGCAGCTTTCGACACATAAATCGGAACCTCTTTAGTGATCGTCGCGCCGGCCTTGTAGACCGTCACGACACGCTCGACGTACTCGGTAACGACCTTTTCCTTTACCGTGCCCAGCGCCCGACCCTGCTCGAAAGCAGCCTCGAACCGAGCGTTATCAGCCTTAACAGCATTCGCTTTCTCGGCGCTCTTGCCACTCGCAACACCTAAAGAGTACAAAAGTACTCCGCACGCGGCGAGCGCAATCACGACCAGACCCACCAGCCACCCGCTAACCAGCTTCATAGACCCACCATGCAGAGCTCACGCTGAATCGCGCGGCGCTTGACGATGCCGGAACAGTTCGAGGAGGCGATTTTGCAATCCTTGCCACCAACGAACGTCCAGCGGAGGAACTGATCGGCGGCGCCGCGCTGATCGCCGGCATTTGCCAGCCTCAGCAGAGTCGAGCGACCAAGGGCGGGCGTGCCGATGTTGTAGCCGAGATCCGCGATCGCCACTTTGCACAGCAGCGACACCGGGCCGGTTAGGCGCTTCCAAAGGAAGTCCAGAACCTCCCGCACGTCGCCCTGAAAGTAGGCCGCGCATTCGTCAGGGGTTGCCCGATCGCCAGCGGCGACGCCGCCCGTGTGGCCCGTGCAGATCGTCCAAATGCCCCCGGTGTCCGGATAGGCCTCGAACCGCGTGCCCTCCATTTCCGGAGTCAGCACGTACAGGCCGGCAGTAATGACGATCCGCTCGGCCTCCTGAGGCATCACGACAGCAGTGCCACTGACCGAGGCCAGGGCGAGAGCAACGGCAGCGGCGATCCGCTGAACGAGCGTCATTTGCCGCCACCCGCAGCGCCTCGAGCGGCACGCTTGTCGCGCAGCATTCGCCATACCGGCAAGATCCATTTTCCCACAACGAAATGCAGGATCAGGATCACCGAGTAAATGCCGGCGAGGATGTACGCCAAATCAAACGGAGTCAGACCGCCGATGGTGAACGCAGCAGCAAGCGGCGCGAGCTTTGCCGCCTCCGCGCCGGCGGAGACGTTCGCGACCGCCACTGTCGAAACGACATCTTTGCCCACCATTGAGGGCCTCCAGAAACGAAAAAGCCCCGCACAGGGGCGGGGCTCAAATTGAAGACGCGGAAACGAAAAAGCCCGCGCTAGGCGGGCTTTTTGGTTCGGTCTTGTGTCAGAATGGACAATTTAGCTTTTTATCCTTACTTTTGCAAGTATCTCAGCAATTTTTAACAAATGCCAGATTGCTATGCGTCTTTGCGTCTTTGCGTAAAAACGTTATTACGCAAAAGCGCTTTAGCGGCTCGCCCGCATCCAGCCAGCCACGGCCCCCTCAAGCGTCGAGAATCCCGGTTCCTGCTCATTGCAGCCACCACAAAACCAACCCCACAGCGTTTCCCGCTGGAAGAACCGAGGCGGGCCAGATTTCTTGCAGCCGTGCAGAGGGAGCGTCTCGTCGTTCACAAGTCGCCACGTCGACCGCGCGTAACCGGCTGACAGGCTCGCCGCGCCTCGAGCCCTGCAACCTGAACAGGCGACCAACGTCCGCTCGGTCGCGGTATCGTATCGCTCTACAGGCTCTGCGCGGCAATGGATACACCTCATAGCGACTTCGGCATATGCGCCGAAAGAGCCGCTATGGCCTCACCCACAAGATATTCCACCGCGCGCGGATGGCAGCTTTGAGCGGCTCGCAGTTTTCCTACCGCAATCTCAGCAGCTCCACGCACCTTCCGCACCTCAGCCTTGAGATCGTCAATCTCAGATTCTGCGGTCTTTATGATCGCCCTGAGCACTTCGCGAGTGTCTTCACTAACGCTTAAGCGCGCTTCCAGAGATAAAATTTCCTTACTCACGTCAAATCCCCCGGTCAACCAAAACGAATTCGTAACCGTCCAGGCGCTTAAGCAGATCCGCCAACGCCTCAGCATCGAGCTGCCAGAGCTCGTCCTCGCAAAGCTGCCAACGCTTGGCCCAGTGCTGATCCCAGTTCGATTCGGAGACACCCAGCAGCTCGCGTAGGCGAAATGCCGGATGTACCGTTTTGCCGCTGTTCACCAGCGACCGGAAGTTTTGAACAGCGAGGTGCGCGAGGGCCTGAACTGACTTACGGGTCTTTGCCTGGATCTTGCCGAGCTGAGGCTCTACGCGCTGCCACAGCGCGACAACGAGGCCGGCCTCATCGTCCCATTCCTTCGAATCGCCGTAGCCGTAGCGCAACCACTGGCCGTACTCCGTGGCCATCGCGCCGACAGCCTTCACGACGTGCGCGTCCTGAAATGCAAAAGGACCGAGGGGAATGGCGCCCTTTTTCTTTGGCCGCGTTTCGCTGGCGATCATGCGGGTAGTTCCTCGAGCCAAGCTGGCCACGTAGTCAGCAGGCAAACGCCCGTCAGGACCGCCCTCGGTTTGGCAGACGGCCAGATCCTCAAGCAATCGCCGAGGGAATGAATCGCGGGTTTTCTCAGTGGTGTAGGGCGCGACATAACTGCCGTCGTCTTCCCGGTAGAACTGAGGACCGAGGAACGACCCCAGCACCAGTGCCCGCGCCATGCCGCGCTCATGCGCTTCAAACTGGCGGCGGGGCTTGCGGTGGCGGATCTGCGGCGTTTTCGGCGGTGCGGCCTGCTCAGCCACCTCGACATAAACCAAATCAGGCGTAGCGATGCGTGGGCGGGCGGCAACGGGCTTCTGACCCAGGCTCAATACGTGACTGACTTCCATGTCGGGCGGCTCCCGTGAATATCGAAATGGTTTTGGCAAGGAACGCAACGGCAAGCAGACGGCTCAGCCTCAAGGCGATCGGCGACGATTGGCTCGCCGCATGACACGCAGTCCTGAAACAACGGAACAACAATCACGACCTTAAAAATTCGCTTGGCAGCGAACTCGTCCGCAATCCTGAGTTGCATGTCGACCATACGATCACAAGCATCGGGCATGGTCGGCCTCCCGCTTGGCGCCTTCGCTGGCAAGCCAGTTGGCCACCGACGCAGGATCGAGGAGATCAAACTGATAATCCGCCTCGGCCTGCGTCTGGTGGCTAAATTGACGCTCAACGCTATGACCAAAAACCCGGGCCTCGAGGCGAATCACGCCGTCAGGGCCACCGGCTGGCGCTTCGTTGATTGCCAGCACCCGGACATGAGGAGCGAGCACGAAAAGGCGCATCCAATCAGCCATGCCACACCTCCGGCAACGGCTTGTGACTGGTCAAAACTTCGAAGGCGTGAGAATCACGGCGCATCAGTTCGCGCATTCGCGAGATCATGTTGGCCACGACTTCGATCTCCTCGCAGCCAGTCGCTGCCAGCAACGCGGCGAGATCCTCGTCGGTTTTGCGGTAGATCTCGCCAGAGAGCACGCGCATTCCGAGCTTCTCCTCACGCTCACGCTTGCGCTTGGTCGCTTCGGCTTGCCGGGCCGCATCCTGCGCACGAATCAATGCAGTGCGAGGCGGGCGAACGCGGGGCTTTTTTTCTTTCTTCGGGGCTTTATCAATCATGGCCAGCCCCTCACGCGGTACGCGGCAACGGCGAGAGCGACAGCGCTGGCAAATCAACACCAGTGCCAGCGGAAACCGCGTGCAGCTCAGAAAGGATTGCCTGAATCGCCTCGACGCCCTTGGTCAGCATTTCCCGGGCGGCAGTCTGGCAGTCCTCGCGATCGTATTGACCATCGCCAGAAGGCGACGCAGCGGCAGTGAAGAACTCACCGACCTCCGTCATTACCTCGCCAATGCGCGCACGGGCCGACAGCACGCCGTCGACGGTACGGATCTCAGGAAGCGGCACATTCATGCAGCCGGCGAGGGATTGGCACTCGCTCAGGATCTGAGAACGGTACGGCTCTGCTACTTTGTTAATCCATAGCCATTTCCATTCCAATGGGAATGGCTTGGTGCCGTGGAAAATTCGGGAGATTTGCTGACCCCAGGCTTTGCGATTGCGCAGATATTCGGCGCCGTCGTCAGGCGTACCGAGGGGCTCGATCAATCCAGCGGCAGCCAAAGCGGGGGCCAGTGCGTCATGCGCGAAACGCTCCATGGACCATTCCGAATTTTTAAACCATTCGGCGGTCAGGTGGAGCAGGGCTTCCTTTTCCGTGCGTCTCGGCATAGCAAAAAACCCTCTCTGTATGGGGCAAATGTGGACTGTCCCACATTCTCTATATACAGAGTGAAATACGCAAGAAAATCTCTGCTTATAGATTGGATGCGTTCAGCATTCAGAGAGGACAATAGGCATCAGGAGGAGCAAGCCGCTATGAAGAAACAGATCACTATTGGCCCCGCTGTATTGCGGCGTCGCCGAGAGCTCGGATGGTCCATGCAACGCCTGTGCGATGAAACAGGCGGCGCGATTTACACCGGGTACTTGAGCGATATTGAAAAGGAAAATTCGAACCCTTCGGTTGATAAGGCTTATGCAATCGCCGTCGCTTTTGGCACGTCGATCGACAAACTTATCGAGGAAAGTATCTCGCCTAACGCGGCTCTAGCCCCGTCCGAGCACGCTCGTCGGGTGCCTGTCGTGCCGTGGGAACTGGCCAGCGAATGGGCGCAAAACCCTGATATTTCAAGGCTTCCAAGCGGCACGCCGTGGGAAGTCCCTCTCGACAGTCAAACGCCACGAGGATTTTTCTTGCTGGTCCGTGATGAATCGATGCACGCGCCGGCGGGTCCCGCCTTTCCAGCCGGGGCGCTGATTTTTGTCGACCCTGGCCAAGAGGCGCGGGTTAACGATTTCGTCGTTGGCTACACGGAGGACCCGACCGCACCGACCTTCAAAAAGCTTGTGCAGGATGGTTCACAAAGCTATTTGAGAGCCCTCAATCCTCAGTTTCCAGTAACGCAGATTGATGGCAATTTTCGAGCGATTGGGGTAGTCATAGGCATGGTAATGAAGACCTCCCGGGGCATCATTCGATAAACAGAGAAAAGTTTTTCACGATATACAGAGAAAATGGATAAACTGGCGGCAACCCGCTAGTTTTCTTTACTTTTTCACGACGCACAAAAAGCAAAAAGGCCGGGGTTTGCGGCCCCGGCCTTTCTGCTTGATATTCCCCATTCCGGGGCCCAACTGATCCAACCTTGTGTTATCGAGTTGTCTGTTTTAGCGGGCAGGCATCTTGAAAAGGCGGACGTGTACTCACACGACAGTCAGTTTAGGCCCGACGTTTGAGGTGTCAAGCATATGCGTTTTTGCGTCTTTGCGTTTTTACGCAAGGGACGAAATGGCAAACCACAACGAAAAAAACGGGCTACACGAATTCTACGAGGAGCGGTTTAGCTCCCGGCCTGAGTCGCTTGTCGACTATTGCTTCAACGAAATCGCCGACGTGGCGCAGGAAGTTGGGATCAAGTGGGAATCGATCGCGGGATCGGTCCACTACTCCGAGGGCAAGGGTTCCAAGTATCGCGGCAAAATCGCCACGATCGAGAAAAAGCACGCCAAAAAGGTCATGGTCTGGGGCTCGCTCAAGCGCTCCGACAGCGGCCTCGAATTCCCGACCCTAACCTTTAACAACAACGTATCCTCAATCGGCTCCGTCGCGTGGTCGGGCTTTTCCGCGCTGCTCGATCTGTACAAACGTCAAGGTGGCCAAGTCACCGACGCGAAGCATGAGCAGTGGAAAACGGAGCAGGCTGCCAAGAGTGCGCAGCGTGCGCTCAAGCGGGCCGAGGTTGAACGGGTCGAGGAAGAGATCCTTGCGCGCATCCAGGCAGAGCGCGAGGCCTATGAGCAGGCATGGTTCCGGGGCGGGGTGATCGAGTTCAAATACCTCGACCCTCAGACCCAGCTCGAGGCGATCGACACTGTCGAGCTGCTCGGTGATGAAGACGGCTCCGCGCCTTATCTGCAACGAAAGCAAATCAGCGACATCGCTCAATTCGTCGAATTAAAGCGCATGCGTGATCGTCACGGCATCTTTACTGCTGTTCCCCTGTACGACATCGACGGCGAGTTTCAGGGCCTCCAGCGCCTGTACGACAAAAAGAAATATCAAGGCACCGGCGTCAAAATGGACGGCCTGCACTGCATCATTGGCAACATCGACACCGCGAAGCGCGTCTACGCCGTCGAGGGTTTCGCCACTGGCGCGAGTGTCTTCCTTGCAGAGCACTCAGCAAAAAATCAGGCTGCCGTGATTATCACGCTCAGCGTCGGTAACCTCTCGAAAGTCTTGTTTAAGTACCATCAGCGATTCCCTCAACTGCGCATTATCAACGCTGCCGACGATGACCAATTTACCCGCGCCGGCAACGCCGGGCGGCTCGCCGCCCTCGATCTGCATCGCGAGCTGGGGCATTGGGCCGTGCTACCAGACTTCACCGAGCTCGATCCGGAGGAGCTGCAAAAGGCCAAGCCGACCGACTGGAACGACTACCACTGCCTTTTCGGCCTCAAGGCCACCTATCGAGATCTGCGATCGCGCGAGGTTTACAAGGCTGCCAAGGATTATTTCGAGTACCGCCTGCAGCGTGTCTCCGTCAGCGGCGAACAGGCCGAAAAGGCGGCGCTCGACGCGATCGGCGCCGGCATGCTGCTCGTGCCAATCAAGTTCAGCACGAGACAGATCATCGAGCGCGTGCTCGAGGAGCTGCCGGCGGGCTTCATGTTCTCCCACTTCAAAATCAAGCGTCGCGCGATTTGGCTGGCAAAGCTCAAGCTGAACGAGGTGCAGGAGCTGCGCGGGTTCTCCGCCGCCGCCCTGGCCAAGCCAAACGTAAAATATTTGAAGATCCCCGGCGTTCGCGCCAGCCACGGCGGTACGCTTCTGCCCGACCACCTCGCCGATCTGGTCGAGTCGCTCGAGGGCTTTGTGATCGTTCGCGCCCCCATGGGCTCGGGTAAAACCGAGAAACTGATCGCGCCAGTAATGAAGAACTCAAACCGCGCCGCGTACATCGCTCACCGCATCAGCCTGCTCGACGACGCCGCGACCCGCCTGAATATCCAGCATTACCAGCAAGTCACCTCGATCGAAATGCTCGACGTTTCGCATTTGGCCTGCTGCGTCAACTCGCTGACTAAGTCCCGGTTTTACAACCGCGAGGAGCGGAGCTGGTTCACCACCATCGACACGCTTTGCATCGACGAAGCGAGTCAGGTGATCCGCCACACCACAACCGGCCCGGTAGACTCGCCCGTCCGAGTTATGGACGCGCTGCTCGAGGCCATGGCCAGCGCCAAACGGGTGTTGCTGTGCGACGCCGACGCAAACGATTCTGTTATCCGCCTGTGCGAAGAAGCGGCGCCCGGCAAGCCGATCACGATCATCGAAGTGACGGGCACCATGGACCACATCACCGTCAAACACTCCGACCTCGATACCGTCTGGCAAAAAGCGCTGGACCTGATCCTCGCCGGCAACCGGGTTTTGGTGGCCAACGACTCCGCCGAATCGGCAAAGAAGCTCGCCGCACTGGTCGCCGAGAAGCGCCCCGAGGTCAAGCTGCTGCTTATTCATCGCGACTCGAAGTCAGACCCAGCCGTCGACGCGTTCCTCGCAGATCCTTGCGGCGAGGCGATTCACTATGACGCCTTGATCTATTCGCCGGCGATCTCGTCGGGCGTGTCGATGACCATCCCGCATTTCCAGCACCATATTGGTATTTTCAGCGGCAACACAATCGGCCCGAGCGATGCAGTTCAAATGCTTCGCCGAGATCGCACCGCCCGTAACTACCTGATTGGCATCGGCCACAGCAACAGCCAACGCGAAACCGACCGCGAGGCTATATTCCGCGGCTGGCTCGCCGCCGACGTAATCAGTTGCGAGTTTGAAGAAACGACCACCGAGATTTTGCTCCGCCGCCAGAAAACGGCCTTTGACGAGCTTTACCTCTCCAGCACAGCCAACGAAAACCGGGCGAAAAACAATTTCGCCAATAACCTGCTGATGATGCTGCACGCCGACCATTACAAGGTTGAGCGTGTGGCCAAGGATGACATGCTCGCCCGGGCCTCCCGCAAAAATCGCAAGGTCGCGGGCCAACTCGTTTTTGGGCGGCGCATGGAGCTGATCGAAAGCGTCGAGACGCCAAACGAGGAGGAATTTGCCAAGCTCGACCGCATGGAAGTTCGCAGCGAAGCGGAGGCCGCGCAGATCGACCGCTACCAGATCGAGCGCCAGCTCGGCGTATCACAAATCACGCCCGACGACGTGGCGTTTTACGATGATCGGGGGATCTCGAAGGTAATCGCCCTGGAGCTGCTGCAATCGACGGAGGAGCAGGCACGGGCTTACGACAAGGCACAGCGCAAAGCGCGTGTAGTCCTGTCCAAAACCCGGTTTAAAACCGCTGCACGGGCTTTCCTGCTCGATACCTTCACCACGCTAGGGATCGACCCTCAGACGGGCGCTGGCGAGTTCTCCCGGGCAGCCTGCTCGCAAATTCTCGACAAGATCCTCGCCAGTCAGGAGTCCGCTGAGCTTTACAACTCCCTTAAGCTCGGCGCGCTGGTCAACTTTGGCCGCAAACGCGGCTGTGCGACCACGCTTATCAAGTCGATCCTGCTCCGCCTCGGCCTGGGTGTTCAAAATCGCAAGTCGAACGGGAAGGTGCTCTACCAGATCAACCCGGAGCACTGGGGTTTCATGTTCCGCTACGTCACCAATCGCGCCGCCATCGGTGTTCACTCGCTGACCACCCACGAACACGCGGCCCCGCACACGCCCAAGCCCGGCCTTGATTCCGCTGAACCTGCTCCAGCGCCTGACAGGGAGGGTTTACAGAGTGAGGGTATAGCGACAGATGAAAACTATCCCTTGCCAGTCCGCGAACGCATTTACGCTGCCGCTCGTCGCTATTTCACCCCGCTCGGTTCCACGTTGGCCGAGATAGTGGAAGGCTTAGCGCCCGAAATTGCGATCGGGTTTGCTCGGGAGGGGGCAGATCCGCTTTCGATCGGATACACGTTGGCTTATGCGCAACGACTTCAACAAGCCAAGCACTAGGATTACACTGTATAGAAATACAGTAGTCAAAACGCCAGTACACAACGGAAAAGGAGGGCTAGGAATGCAACACATGGACCACATCGAGCAGGCTGCACGCCGGTTACACAGGATTCAGGCCAATCTCGACATGATGGCGAAGGCCGGCCCCGAGGCGGGCTTCGCCAACGTGATGGAAGTAAACGATTTGATTCGGGAGGAGGTGGGCCGGGTGCTGGCCCTACTGGATCAAGCGGGAAAGTGTGAGGCGGTGCCGGCCATCACAGCGCCGGCACACAGGGGGGAGGTTCTGGCGTTCAGGACTTCGCCAACAGCGTAAAAGCGGCCCGACATGCGGCCATGCGGTCGGCGTCCTCAGCTCGCGCCACCTCTACGCCGTTGATACTCAGTACCGCGACCCACAGCCCATCGTCGGCTTTGTGTGTCACCAAATGCGGTTTAGCTTTGACCACCTCGGGAGGGACCTCGGCGGTAATGGTGTTGAGCGGGCGAACAGGGGTTGATAGTGCTTCCTCCGCCAGCTTGAGGTATTCCTGAATAATCGGGCGGTAGCTGCCGACGTTCGTTGCGATAGAGCGCTGAATGATCCGCGTAGCCGGCTCAGCCTTGATAGTGGCTTTTACCCAAGAGTGAATTTTCTCCATTGCCTCGCGCCCCTGAATGCTGGGGTGCGAATCAAGGGCCTCGAGCGCCTCCAGGCGGCTCGCGTACTTGGTCGCAGTGCCTGAGTCCTCGGCAGGCTCGGTATAATCGATTTTGAATTGCTTGTAGCTCTCTTGAGTGTCCATGTCCTCATGACCGAGCTGTTCCCGCCAGAAAACCTCCTCGTTCACTTTGCGCCAGCGCTTATCGCGCTTGAAATGGGCCTCGAAGACCACGCGCGCCCAAATGGCGCGGGAGTCTTTGAATACCCGGCTTTCATCCTTGAAAACCCGCTTCGTCAAGGTGTTGAGGGTTTTGGCGGTGCGGCGGTTTACCTCGGTATTGTCCATGTGTTGAAGGTCGATTACCGCTGGCAATTCGCGCAGGCGCTTGATTGCATCGAGCACCATATCAGCGCTGAGCAGGGTATAGATCCGATAGCTCGAGCTGTAGTCGACGCCCATGCGCTGCTTGGCTTGGCCGCTGAATTCGAGCTCAAACTCGCCGACCTTCGTGAAACGGCCCTGCTTGAGAACCTCAACCGCCCGGCGCCCGGTGGACATGGCGATACCGAGGGCGAGATAGGAATAGAACGGCGACGATCCTTCTCCGCTGCCCTGATAGGCGAGCAGCTCGCTCGCGGTTTTAACCAGCCAGTGATAATTAATCTCGATGGTGTTGGTCGCTTTGTGCTCGAGCACCTCTGCGGAATGGTCGGCGAGCTGGTCGCGGGTGACCATCGGCAATGACAGGTGACGCATGATTTCGTGATCGAGCTTCATGTCGCGGATTTCTGTATACGCCGCGTTATCGCCGTCGCGGCGGATCTCGTTTTTCAGGTCACGATGCGCGATGCGCAGGGCGGTGATGTCGTCGAGCTGTGCCATCGCCAGAAGCTGATCGGCGTATTTTGGATGGTGCTTGGCCATGCGCCGGCACGATTCCTCGATAGCGTGATGGCGCCAGTTCTTGGCAGTAATCGCCTTACGGATATCAGTCAAATAGCGGCGGTAAGTGGTGGCCTTGAGCTTGTCCTCCTCCTTTTTGCGCCCGTCTTCATAGAGCTTTGTCCGGACCCGATGCGCCAGCCGGCCCAGGCGCTTTGTCTTCTCCGCGCGGCTCAGCTCCTCGTTGTTGTCGATCTCCTCGATCGCCTTGAGCAGATTCGTGATTATCACGCCTAGCTCGATTTTCTGCCGGGTCGCCCCGCCAACGTTGCCGAAGGAAGTGCGCTCTTGTTCGCCGAGCGGATCTTTCGCCCGAACCTTGCCGACCGTGCTCGCCTTCTTTGTGCCTTGCGTTTTCATCTGAGCGCCTCCTTAGGCATACATATTTAACCCTAGCCCAAATTATACACACTTCAAGGCATACACATCAAGCCCTATCTCAATGCGTATACATATTTAACCCTCCCCCAATGTGTATGCCAATTGAGGGAGG